AGTTGATTATGCAGAAGCTCGTATTGAGCAGTTGGAAGAAGATATCGTAGATTTACAAAATCAAATGGATGAAGATCCAAACTATGATTCCTCACTGTTAGGTATTGTAGTATCTTATCAGGAAGAAATCCATAAAATATACGAAGATATAGATGAATATTTGAGTAGCATCAAATTCTCTCAACTGTTTATAAAAGAGTTGTATGAACAAATAGATGAGATTGTTGGTGATATCACTAAAGATTTCACACCAATTGAGTTTGATGAAACATTCGATGATTTAGTAAACAATAAATAAAAATAAAATGAGCAAGAAAACAAAAAAACAAACTGAAGAAAGAAAAGATTACCATCACTTAGGTTCACCTGATGTGTTTGAAGTAGAGTATAGTTCCGAAAATATGGAATATACAATTGTATTAGGTGCTAATGGTAGTAACACAACCTTCTTAGGAGAGCATGTTCAAAAGGGAGATTTACTCTTCTTGGGATTATCTGATGAAGATGCAGAAAGTTTATGTGAACAATTGATACACGCAATTTCTAATAGATTGAAAAAAAAGTTAGAAAGGTATAATGAACAAAAGAAATTGTATTGGATGCAAGAGTTAGATGGTAAAGAAGAAGATTGGGATGAATCAGGTTGGAATTCTTTTAAACAATAAAAACAAATAAAATGAAAAAGCAAAAAAAAGATGAATTAATGATGTTGATTGATGATTATCACAACTCAGGTGAGTGGTTAACAAATCCTATAGTTCCTAAAGATGTTAAGGTATTCGCTAAAGAAACTAAACAACTCCTTAATGGTATATGGGATAACTACATAGCGCATGAGTGTGGATTAGCCAGAAAGTTTGAAATGAATGAATTAGATTATCTAAGTAGAGCAGGTAAATTAGATAAGATGCATTTAATCGAAATGTTCAGTTTATTCTTAGAAGGTTTTGTTGAAGGTTACAATGAAGCTGTGGAAGAAGAGGAGAAAGAAATGAAGAAGAAGAAGAAAAAGATGTTACAAAAACATTTCATTGATAACTTAGGATAATAAATAATTTTATGTTTTCAAGTAAAACATGCTATTTATAATAAACAAACAAATATGGCAAAACGATTAAGTGATTCAACAAAGTGGGCTGATGAATGGTTTACTGAACTACCAATGGATATGAAGTTGGTTTGGTTATACATTTTAGATATGTGTGACCATGCAGGTGTTTATAAAGTAAACATGAAGTTACTAAGATTTCAAACTGGCTCTGATAGAAGTGAAGCTGAGATTATAAATTATTTAAAAGATAGAATTTATATTTCTGATAATAAATGGTTTATACCTAAGTTTATTACATTTCAATATAAGAACTTTTTTACTTCAAATACTCCAGCTATTAAATCAGCTAAAGAATTATTATTATCACATGGTATTATTAAACCTAATGATAAAGAGTTACCTAACCCTTCAGTAACCATTACACAACCATTACCTAACCCTTCTATAAGGGTTATAGAACCCTTAGATAACCCTTACATAAGGACTAAAGATCTGGATATGGATAAAGCTGTGGATAAAGATATGGATGTGGATATTAATAAAGCTATGGATGTGGATAATAATATAGATAAAAGAATGTATAAAAGTAAAGCAGTGGAAGAAGAAGTTAATAAGAATTTATCTTATATCGATTCTTGGTTAACTGAAAATTAATTAATAAAACAAAAACAAAAACAAAAAAACAAAAGTTATGGCAGATTATCGTATGTTACAATTATCAGTAGAAACACACAAAGTGTTAAAAGAATACTGTAAAGAGAGTGGTTATAAAATGACCGCATTGGTTGAGAAACTTATTCAGAAAGAAATTAAACAGGCAAAAGATAAAAAAGATTCAGAATAAATTTCGAAATATGAAAAAATACTATGTGTATGAAATAATCAATCTATTAGGAACTGTAGAGTATGTTGGTGAAACAACAATGCCAAAGAGGAGGTTTTATGCTCACACTAAGATAGCTCCAAAAATTGGGGTTGGTGCTGGAAGGTTCTATAATAGGTCAGATATTTTTATGAACATTGTAAAATATTTTCATAACAAAAAAGAAGCATTTGAATATCAAATACAATTACAAAAAGAATATGGATTAGATACTGATTTGGATAAGTTAAGAAAAAATGGATTCAAAAAAAATCATCCATTTCATTCAAAAAACAATTATACCAAAGTTAAAGGATATGATTCAGAAGGAAATTGTATAGGAACATTTGAATCAATTGGAGAAGCAGCTCGTATATTAAACATTAAAAAAGCTGGAGTTTGGTCTGCAGCAAATGGAAATATTAAACAAACAAAAGGTTACTCATTTATAAAAATTTAATTAAATAAATTTGGAAATGTGAAAAACATTTCGTATATTTACAATGATTAAATTTATGTGTTTGGTGTTTACGAAAAATCCCCTACTTCGCAGGTAGGGGTATTTTTTATTAAAAAAATAAAAATAACTATTTATATATATGGTAGAGATAAAAGAAATCGATGGTATACCTGATTACTACATTAGTAGATATGGTGATGTATATACCACTAAATACTCAATTAAAATGAATCAGAATTGCGATATGCATATTCTAAAACCTAAGAAACACAAATCAGGGTATCATTACGCTGGGTTCTTCGTAGATACTCCTACAGGTAAGAAAAGGATTTGGAGAAGAATACATCGTTTAGTTGCTTCGCACTTCATAGGTGAAATAGGGCATAAGATGGTTATAAATCATAAAAATTTCGATAAGAGTGATAATCATGTGGATAACTTAGAAATAGTTACATCCTCTCAGAATAGATTGCATTATCTAAAAAACAAAAACAAATAATATGAAAAGAATTAAATTGGGCGATTATGTTGAAGCCCTTATCCATGTAATTACGCTTGGATTTGGAAGCAGGTTATCAGAATGGATAGCAATAGATTTATTAGGATACGAATCATGCGGCTGCTGCGAACGCAAAGAGTGGCTTAACAAACTAACGGACAAGAATTATAATGGTAGATGTAACGAAATAAATATATTTTAATGAGAACGCAAGAAGAAATCAAAGAACAAATCCAAAAAGAAATGCTAGAGCTTGGATATATCTTATTAGAACTAGAAGAGGTAGAAGTAATAGAAGTAGCGGACTTACCATACGAAGGTAGAATGAGTTACTATCAGAACCTAAATAAGTTAGCATTAGAAAAAGAATTCAAAAAACACTATAATATTTAAACAATGGAAAGAAGCTACGCACCATTTACTGAAACCGAATTCCAAGAAATGAAAGCTATGATGGGTATATTCGGAAACAATCTACCTACTGATAAAATGGGATGGTTATGGAGTAAATGCACTCTATTAAGAGGAAACACAAAAGAACCACAGCCTTGTGGATGTAAATCATCAGTAGGATTGTGGCAGAGATGCGCTGAAGATGTAAGAGAATACATCAAAAGAGTAGAAGCATAAGATGAATAAAGAAAGAGATATTGATGAGAATAATAAAAGATTAGAAATCCTATGTAGGGAGCACATGGATTGGTTGTTAAGCATTGGGTATAACATTACTAAGAATAGGGAGTTGAGTAAGGAATTGATAGGTGACCTTTTTTTGTATTTAGCAGAGAAAGGAAACCCATCTCTCTATTACGATACTTCCTTTAACCTTATGTATTGCTACTCATTCATTAAAACCAGATTCCTTAATCATATCAAAGCCAATAAGAAGTTTGAAACCATTTCGGACAGTTATGATGAGGTAGAAACCGAATATGATTATGAAAAGGATGAAAGATTACAAAAAGCCTATTCGGATGTCCAAACTGAAATAATGGATTTACAAAAGACTAAGATGTGGACAAGTGCAAGACTAGCTGAACTATATCTATATTCAGATAAGACATTAGAAGGAGTATCCAAAGATATAGGAGTAAGTAAATCAACATCCTACTTACATGTCAAAAGAATAAAGAAGCACTTAAAAGAAAAGATAGAAAATCCATTTCGATGATAGAAGAAATATACAAAAGGTTATGTGAAAGCCCTTCAGATATCAATGAGCATTTACCAACACTAAAGAGATATGCAGAAGGAAGTAAGCATATAACTGAAATGGGAGTAAGAGGAATAGTATCTACTTATGCCCTACTAATGGGTAAGCCTGAAAGAATGATAAGCTGGGATATCCAAAATGTAGATACATCACATATACAAACCGATACGGATTTCGAATTCAAAGTAGGTAACACATTGGAAATCAATATAGAAGAGACAGACTTTCTTTTTATAGATACCCTACACAATTACACACAACTAAAGGGAGAGCTGGAAAGACATCACACTAAAGTAAGGAAGTGGATTGGATTCCATGATACTACATCATTTGAATGGGGCGGTGAATCCTATGAAGGAAAGCCCGAAAAAGGAATATGGCCAGCTATAGAAGAATTTCTATCCGATAATCCTCAATGGAAGTTAGTAGAAAGATTCACCAACAACAATGGATTGACAATTATAGGTAGGAGCAATTCTTAGGTGGTCAGGCGGAGCAATAACTACAAAGATGATATGAAGTGTTAAAAGGGTATATATGTTTAAATAACACCAAATAACACATGGCATTCGAAAAAGGAAATAAGTTATCAAAAGGTAGACCGCCAGGTGCAGTTAACCGCTCGACAGAGATGATGAAGCTCTCATTAGCAAGAGCTACTAATAGGGTTATGGATAATCTACCATCCCTTATGGAACAAATGATGGAGAAAGACCCGGCTAAGGCTGTAGATTTAACTCTTAAGATGTTGGAGTTCCACCTACCTAAACAAAGTAGAATGGAATTAAAAGCTGATATAGAACAAAGGATACAACAAATTCAGGTTAATATAAACCAAACAGGCAGCAATGAATCTGGAAATTAATTCAACCATAACTTATACTAATCAGGATGGTTCACCAACTCGTGTTACGCATCACATTGGTGGAACTCGTTCAGGCAAAACCTACGCCCTACTACAATGGATTATTGTGAAGTGCTTGGAGAATAAAGAAGATGTTACGATAGTCCGTAAAACCATACCTTCGTTGAAAAGAACCGTGATTAAGGACTTTAAGGATATTATGGAATCTATGGGTATATGGAATGAGAATGATTTTAATCAGACAGATAGAGTATATACATTCTATACAGGCTCATCAATACAATTCGTATCAACTGATATGCCAGAAAAACTAAGAGGATTGAAATCATCCATACTTTGGCTAGAAGAAGCAAACGAAATAGATAGTGAATCGTATTTCCAATTACAAATCAGAACCACAGGCCCAATCATATTATCATACAATCCAACGATTAGCCCGATGCACTTTATTAGAGAGATGCAAGATTGCACTCGCTACTTTACAACATATAAGAATAATCCATATTTGGAAAGAACTGTTGTTAAGGCTATTGAAGAACTACAAAGAACAAATCCGAAAGCTTGGAAGGTATATGGATTAGGAGAGTATGTAAGTAATGAGAAAGCTATATTCACATTTAACTCAGTAGAGTGGATACCAAACGAATCAGAGTTTGTTGCTTATGGATTGGATTATGGATATTCAAATGACCCATCAGCTTTAGTATCAGTATGGAAACACAATGGAGAGATATTCCTATTAGAGCATTTCTATGAGAAAGGATTAACCACATCGGATTTAGATAAAAAACTAAAAGAGATAGTGCAAGGAAGAGAAGAGATATGGGCAGATTCATCAGAGCCACGCCTCAATGATGAGTTATACAAATTGGGTTATAACGTTAAGCCGGTAGTTAAAGGTAAAGATAGTATCAACTTTGGTATTCAGGTTATGAACAACTATAAGATTAACATACCTAAAGCTTGTCAGAACCTAACGAATGAGTTTTACTCATACGAATGGGATACTGATAGATTTGGAAAGCAATTAGACAAGCCTGTGGATTATATGAACCACGCAATAGATGCTACCCGCTACGTCTTTATGATGAAGTTAAGTAATGTAGCTACAGCTAAAGGTAAATACGTTATTTCAATTAGATAATTAAACAAATATATAAACATATAAACATATATAAAATGGCAAAGGTATTAGAAGATAAAGTGTTAGAAGTAGATTTGAACAATCTTACAAAAGAGGACTTTATGGAAATGGCAAGATACATCCAACACTTAGAAGAACAATTAGAAGGAGCTAAGACAACAGGCATCGCCCTTGTTGGACAGAGAAACATCTTACAAAAGAAAGTAGAGCAATTGACATTCATGCTACAAAGAGGAGTAAGAGAAACCCCTGTTAACACAGTTATGGATACGGATTACGATTTAGTTAACCCAGAACAATATAGAATAAAAGGATAAATTATGGCATTAGTAGAATTAACAGTACCCAAAGATTGGTCAGCTGTAACATTAGAAAAGTATTTAGCTTTACAAAGAGATGTAAAGGTGTATGGTGAAGAGCAAGAAGGATACGTTGCATGTCTAATGCATCACTTAGCAGGTCTATCACCACAATATATAAATCAGATTGATACTGAAACATTCTTAGCAATTAAAAGTGATTTGGTTGGCTTTATGGGAAAGACTGATTTACCTCTACAAAGGGTAATTGAAGTTGATGGAAAGAAATACGGATTCGAACCAAACTTATCTAAGATGGCATACGGAGCTTATTTGGACATTACTAAATACGATACCTTTACCATTGATGATAATTGGAGTAAGATAATGGCAATCCTATATAGACCTATAGTAGGTAAGGTTGGTGAACTATATAGTATTAAAGCATATACAGGTATGGAAAGTGAAGAGCCTTTCTTAAAGCTAGGAATGCATATACACTTCGGTGCCCTCTTTTTTTTTGTTCATTTATCAAAGGTATTACCGAGTTCTATCCTGAAATCTTTGACGGATTCGGAGATGCTCCCTCACAACATCAAATCAATTTTGGAAAAAAGTGGAAAGGCTATGGAGCAGTAATGCAATTGTGTGGTAATGATGTAAACCGAATAAGCGAAGTAGTTACCTTACCATTGGATACTTGTTTATTATATTTATCGTATCAATCAGATTATAATCATCTTCAGAATCTAATGCAAAAGGAGATGATGGCTAAGCATAAGTCATAACTATATTTGATTGGATGATTGTTAAGTCCGTATAAACGAATTAATATGCCAACACCAGCTTATTTAGCCCGATTCGCTTCAACAAGTGGAATCTATATAGGACCAACGCAAGGTAAGAGTTCTCCAAAGAATAGCAGGAGAGCTTGTTTGTGTTTGAATTCAAATACATACAGCCGTAAGTGTTGTAATGGTGCTCTATTGGAGCAAGGAATAGGTGTAACGGAAGTTCCATATTCACAAACACAATCAGAACAATAAAATAATATAATAGCATGGCTCAATTAAATAAAGCTCAATTAGAGCAAGAAAATCAGAATAGTTTTCCTGATAATAATGCCGGATTAATTACACCATTATCATTAAGATCTTTCAACACAGACATCATTGATTCATTTGTGGATGAAAATTCATATATAATCGATTCTGGTTCATGGAATAGTAGAATAACAGCATCATCCGGCTCAGTAAATATACAATCAAATGGAAGTGCATTAGGTTCAGCAGGAACACTAAACTTTTCAGGTTCATTAAGTGCAAGTTTAGTTGGTGATGTAGCTACCATTGGTATAATTGCTGGAGCAAGTGGAACATCAGGCACTTCAGGTGTATCAGGTACTAGTGGAACATCAGGTGTTAGTGGAACTAATGGAGTAAACGGAACAAACGGAACTTCAGGTGTTAGTGGTGGAGCGGGTTCAAACGGAACATCCGGCATCAACGGAACAAATGGTATCAATGGAACTAGTGGAGTAGATGGAACATCAGGCACTTCAGGTATCGATGGAACGAATGGTATCAACGGAACTAATGGCACATCAGGTACAAGTGGTATAAGTGGAGCCGGTGGTTCATCAGGCACATCGGGTGTTGATGGAACAAGCGGCACTAGTGGTGTAAGTGGAACAAGTGGAATAGATGGCACATCAGGCACTTCAGGTGTAGATGGGACAAGTGGATTGAACGGAACTAATGGATTAAATGGAACTAGTGGAGTAGATGGAACATCAGGAACTTCGGGAGTGAGTGGCACCAATGGTATCAACGGAACTTCAGGAACAAATGGAACATCTGGTGTGAGTGGAACTTCAGGTACAAGTGGACAAGATGGACAATCAAACACATTCTTTAATTATCAATCAAAAACTACCATAACAAGTGGTGACCCTCTTAATGGTCATATCATTTGGAATACGGCAACTCAGGCATCAGCATCTTCTATTAACGTAAGTGATATAGACCAAAATGGTAATAACACCGATATATTTTTAGGTAACATACCATCAGGTTCAGTTATAGTATTACAAGACCAGGCATCACATACAAACTATCAAAGATGGCAAGTAGGGGCTGGTGTAGATAATACAACATATTGGACATTCCCTATAACTTTAATAGCATCAACATACGAGTTTCCTAACAATACTCAGATGTTATTTATAATATCTCAATTACCATCAGGCACATCTGGAACTTCCGGAACAAACGGAACGAGTGGTGCAGATGGAACTAACGGAACTTCAGGCACCTCAGGTGTTAGTGGAACTTCAGGTGAGAGTGGCACATCAGGAACAAGCGGTGTTAGTGGGACAAGTGGTGTAAGTGGCACATCTGGTATTAGTGGAACATCAGGCACAAGCGGTATTGATGGAACTTCAGGTACGAGTGGTGTATCACCTTCTTTTGATACTGGTTCATTCGCAACTACAGGTTCTAACGAATTCTTTGGAAACCAAGAAATATCAGGTTCTATTGCTTTAACTGATAGTATTAAATCAACAGGTAATTTAATATTGCAACCTGATCTTACTGACGCTAGATATTTAAACATATATAATACTGCAGCACAAGATACACACATTACGGCAAGTGGTGGTTACCTATTCTTAGGTGATGATACAACTTATGTAATGGTTGATAACTTTGCTGATAGTAGAAAAGCATATATAACTGCAGATAACGGATTAACAATATCAGGTTCTACAAATATAACGGGTTCGGTAGATATTACTGGAGACTATAAAGTAAACGGAGTTCCTCTTCCAACATCTACAATAGATACAGGCTCATTTGCAACTACGGGTTCAAATACATTCACAGGAACTCAAACTATATCATCAGGTTCTACATCATCAAACATAACATCAGTTACTATTAACAATGTTGATGGTAGTGGTGGAATGGGACAATCTAAAATAATTGGTGTATCGGCTAATCCAACAAACATTGG